AAATCATAGTTGGGTCGGCATCAATTAGCACCACATAAGTAGGTATGATACCGTTAGCTTCACATACAGATAATTGTGAAGTGGAACATAGTATCGCTCCCTTCCAGTCTTTCAAGTAGGGGACGGTGTCATCTAAACTCGGACCAGAACCTAAAATAATAGCTGGACCCTTGCCGTGGGGTAATTGGTTGTAATCGCAGTTCTTTACAGAAAATCTTTTTTCAATCTCGGCGTAGCTTCTTGCCGAGTTGCGCACCCAGATTGAATGCCATGCTGTACGGACATCGTCGTTATATTTTGCGCTAGACGGCATCGTCTCCAAAAGAGGTTTTTTCATCTTACGTCTGTCCCTTCAAACACACTTCTCCTTCTGGTTCGTTTCTTTTCCACTGTAGCGTTATACTTAATTTCGTAATTCATTCCTATTATAAGTTCGTCAAAATGATCTCTTATCTCTTTTAGTATCTTTACGTTTATCTCTTTCAATATAATAATAATGATCATGAAAGCTATAATAAGGTCTTTGCCAATATTCATAAGAGTGATGGTAATGATGATAGGTTGTTGATCTATTAGGATAA